CAGTAATGTGACAGTGATCTAATTCCCATACAGTTCTTTTATTAATTGAATTTTTTCCTTCTGTTAAACAAATAGGACATTTATGATTGTTAGGAACAATATGTTTTTTTCTTAAGTCAAATAAAATTCTTTGATATTTTGTTCTACAGGGAGTACAATCTCTTCTTCTCCATTTATTTCTTTCGTCAGTATATTGATAAAAAGAAATAGGTAAAGATTCAGTGCAAGTATAACATATTTTAAAATCTTCTTCGTCTTCTTGATTTATTTCTTCATCAAAAAAATCTAACTGCTTAGTGTGTTTCACTCCAGTTATCTCCTATTTTATACTCACCATCTAAAGGACAATTCATATCTAATACATTAGCAGTATCAACTATAGCTTGTACTCCTAGCTGTCCTACTTGTTCAGCCTGATCTTCTCTAACTTCTATCTGCCATTCATCGTGTACGTTAGCTACAAACTTAGCATCTAAGTTAAGTTCTTTAATCTTATTATCTAACAGTACTAAAGCAGTCTTCATAATAACCGCACCGCCACCCTGCAATAAAGTATTCAAAGAAGAATAAACTTTCCGTATGTGTATGACTCTACCGTCTAATGCCTTGAGGTATTTACGTGTACTTGCTGCTCGTTCAACGCTAGCTGTAAGATTTCCAAGTGATGGGAGATTGTTGAGGAAACGATCTCTAAGTGCTGCACCGACTTTTGAGTTTCCACCAACCACGCTTCCAATTTTAGCATTTCCTGCGCCGTATATGAGGGCATAGATGAAAGTTTTAGCCTGACTTCTCTGTTCAAGGCCAGCAAGTGATTGATTTGTGCTGTGAATATCTCCGTTGATAATTTCATTTATGTAATCCTTATTTTTCATATAGTGTGCTAAGACTCTAAGCTCTAAACCTGAAGCATCAATACCTACTAACTTATATCCTTTAGGTACTGTCCAACACTCTCTACATTCTTTGCCGTAAGGTTTATGCGAACTCGGTGTCTGAGCTACGTTAGGGTTTCGATGTGTCATCCTACCTGTGATAGCTCCATTAGGTATAACAAAGCCGTGTACTCTTTCATCTTTAGATAACTCTAACCAAGAGCTAACTTGTGCTACTCTTTTTTGAAGCATCATAAACTCAGCAATAAGTGTTGCTTCGGGTATACCTTTAACTTTTTCTAAGGTAGTCTCATCTACAATAGGTTGACCAGTAGGTGTAAACTTATTAGGTTTCCATCCAAAGTCTATAAGGTATTCACCAATTTGTTTACGACTAGCTAAGTTAAACTCTACCCACTTCTGCCGCATAAAAGGTTGAAAGTTATTTGCTTTAACTTTAATAAGTTCTTCGTCAGTTAACTTAGGTACTTTAGATAACGTATTATCTTTATTAAACTTAGGAGTAATTAATCTATCGTCTACCCACTTAGGCTTAAATGTTTCGTGTACTTTCTTTTCAAGCACTGCCATCTTAGATTGTAGTTTACTAGAAAGAATAGTAGCTTTCTTTTCATCTAACATAAAGCCAGTAACTTCTTGTTGTTTAATTATCTTAGCTATTGAATGTTCAAGATCAACAGACTCCTGACTAAAATTTTCTACTTCTTCTAACAACTTATAATATATATCTGCATTTAATTCTACATCCTGGATACAGTAAGCACCCATCTCTTTTGTATACTCACTCCAACTATCCGGCTGTATTGCCTTTCTTTTTTCTACATCATTAGGATAAAGAAGGTAGCCCCAGTTACTTAAACTATGCCCTCCTGTAAGTACGGGGTTAACCAAACGGGATACTACTAAGGTGTCTTCGATATGGTTAGTCAAGGTGACATCGAAATGTTTTTTAATTACGGGGAGATCGAAGCCTATAATGTTATGACCTATCAGTACATCAGCACTGGCTAAAAAATTTACTCCTTCCTGTAACTTATCAGGGGGAAACAAACGTGTCTCGCCCCCAATAACTTTAGTTACTATACAATGTATTACGTTACCTTCTAGTCCATCTGTTTCTACATCAAATATTATTTTTTTAAAACGGTGATGAGCTAATCTGTTGGGGAGAGAGATCAAGGTCTGCTTCATAGAGTCTTCCTGTAGTTGAATTATATTTTAAGCTGCAAGCTAATCCGGTATCCCCTGTGTACCTAGATTTTAATACTCTAACTTTAGTAGTGTTAGCTTCTTCTGGATCTTCTGCCTGTTGATTTCTTTCTAATGCTATCACACAATCAGACAATTGTGAAATACCTTGTGAACCTTTGAGATGAGAAAGAGATACTTCAATGCCTTGCTCGTGTCCTTTCTCGCCTGCTGCTCTCCTAAGATGTGATACAAGTATCATACCTACACCTGTTTCTTCTACCAAAGAACGAAGACGATTCATTAAGTTATCTATGCCCCGCCTTTCATCGCCCTCTGTCATTACATTAACAAGCATATGTAAATGATCGACTACTACCCACTCACATTCACAGCCTACTATAATGTACCTAAGTTTAGAAAAAATTTCATCTATGTTAGTAGCACCTAAGTGAGCGTGGATAAATACTCTGCCATCTTCTATAACACTATCGAATAAAGTTTCTAACTGTTCGTTGCTGTAGTTATTTCTTTTCTCTGTAAGATAGAGTCTGTCGTTAGCTTCGATAGAAATTATACCGTCTGCTGTGCGTAACCAGTTCTCTTCAAGAGCTACAATACCTACGTTATCTCTGGTATTTTTGATGAGCCAATGCTCTAACTCTCTAGTCACACTGGACTTACCTAATCCTGTACCGCCAGTAAGAGTAACCAACTCTCCTTTGCGCATACCATATAGCTTATCATTGAGGCCTTCCCACGGATACGGTACACTTTTTTTATCTTCTCGTTGTAACCAATCATTTTTCTTACTGGATAATTCTAGGATCCCTGATGGTGTATAGGTATTAGATTCCCACCAAGCTTTAGTAAACTCTTCAAACTTACCTTGCTTCAGCATATCGTTAGCATCTTTAAAGCCTGTAGGAAAAGACATTATCTTAGTCTTGTTAGGCTTTAGTATACGCGCTACTTTCCTTGCAGCTTTCTGTCCGGCATCATCGTTATCAAACGCAAGCACTACATTATCATAGGCTTCTACAAACTCTATGCTTTCTCTTATATCTTTTACTGCTGAAGCACAGCCACGTTTGAGAGATACTACTGACCACTTGCCTCCGAAGATTTCATAGACAGCCATTGCATCACACTCACCTTCAGTAATAGTAAGGTACTTACCGCCTGTGTTTCGATACAGATGTTGTCCAAATAAGCCAGTGCCTTCAAAGTCTCCACCAGAATAGAACTCTTTAGTATCTATTACTCTTGTTTTGGTAGCGACCACTTCATTATTATTATAGTAAGGATACACATGCTTATTGGGGCTAGATAAAACGCCGAAAGCTTTAGCAGTTTTAAGACTAATCTTCCTGTCATCAAGAGCATTGTAAGATCCTTTATAAGAATGTAAAAAAGTATTTCTATCTGTAGGTAGTGTAGATATGCTAGGTGTACTGCTATGTATCCCAATCTTTTCAGATGATACTCTGGTTTCACAACCGAAACAATAAGTATGACCATCACTGTATAAACTATTGTTATCTTTACTACCGCAAGATTCACACGGTAGATGTTTAATAAATGTATTTGCTGTATTCAATTCACTTCCCCAAGTTAATTATAAAAAACCCCTTACCTGCCAAAGGAGCAACTAAACACAGGTAAAGGGTGGAGCGTTACGTTAGTTGTTAGATTTAACTGCTTCTTTTTCTTCTTCCTTTTCTACAGGTGAATCAGCATTTACAATAGCAATTATTCTACTTGAAAAGAAATTAATACTTGCGTCTATCTCTTCCATATCTAAGGCAAGTGTTGCTTTCTTTTGATTCAGCCTTTGTAGCCTACCAAAGATACCTTGTGCTTCTTCTGGTAAATCTTCTACCGAAATCTGCACATCGTCTATAGTAACAAAAGGTTTAACAGTTTCTTCTTTAGCCATTAAAAGTCTCCTTCATCGTACATACCTGCACCATCAGGCTCATTGTACTCTACTAATTCTAATAATTGTAAAGCTCTTAGGTCACGGCCTTTGCCTGCTTTGCCTTGATAACTCCAAGAGTATTCGTTGTACTGAATCTTAACAAGAGATCCGTTACCCATCTTCGGCAATGTATCTACGCGTTTACGATTCTCATCAATAAGAATAGGGCGTGGGTTATGCCCGCCACTTTTCTTTTCTACATTTCTTTTGAAGTGAACAAACCTACCAAAGTCTTTTTCTTTTATAGGGTGTCCTCTGTTTTCAAAATCAGTTAGCGCATCATCATCTAATACTAAACTAACTTCCCACTTGTCATCGAGCGTAGTGTTAGGTGTAACTACATTTGCATAGTAAGCACGACCTGTAACTTCACCGACTCCACTTCCCGCGTTAAATGTATTTTCTTCAGCCATCTTTATTTTCCTCGTTTATGTTACATTCAAATTAAAACTTATTTTACAGTTAGATAAACCTGTATCTGTAGGTACAAATTTTAACTTATTAACGTACCGTTGTACAGTTCTTTGTAGCTTAACAGGTGCAGCATCAGCTTCAACAACTACATCTTCTGCGTTACCTTCTGCGTTTATATTAAACAATATAGAGATAGGATAGTTTCCTTTTTTCCTTATGCTATCTACTGCACGTTGAATAGATTTAGTACTGTTCTGATTGCCTCCTTCTAAAGTATAGGAACAATCTTCAACAGGGTATGCTTCAATGTGCGTAGTAGTTTCTTCTGGTATAGGTGCAGCAACAGGTTTAGCAACTACTGGTGCTACTTCGCGTTCAAACACAGGCACATCTATTATTTCTTTTGGCGCTATTATTTTATCTTGAAGTAATTCTATCTCTTGTAATAGATACTCTATCTTTTCTTGTAAGTACTCATCGTTCTCTTGACTAACATTAGATATAGTATTCAGACGTTCCATATCTTTATTAAGACTG